TCGTGGCCTTCACATGATTCAACGTCCCGCAGCGGGAACATTTGATCTGGAGCTCGGTGAACTCGCCTACGCGGGCGAGAAGTCGTTTGCATTGTCCGCAACGGCAGTCTTTCAACATGGTCTGCAAAGCCTTGGTCTGCTAGGCTCCGCCACGCTCGCGCGAGCAAGGGGGCCTTGGCTGGCTTGCAGGACTACTCTGCAGGTTGGTGGCCGCCGGCGGTGCTCGTAACACCGTCGGTGGTCGCCCTCTTTTTTCATTCCAGAAACGCAAAAGCCCCGCACATTGGCGGGGCTTTCATGTTTTGGAGTAGACACAAAAAAGCCCGACTCCATGGTCGGGCTTGATATTGCCTGTCGCCTACGTCTTCATTACGCGCAGAATCGACAAGATAGGGAAATAATACGCCACCACGCCAAGCTGTCAAGCGGCCTCGTGCTTCAGGACACCTTCCAGAATCAGGATGGCTTCTACCCGCTTCAATGCGTCGGTCACCAGGTCCTCCAGCTTCCGATTCAGCTCAGCACGCCAGCGCTGCCGGGTGCGTTCTGGCCGGCCGTCTAGATCCCACCCGTTCATGCAGTAGAACTCCTTAGGCAGAACGATCATGTCGGTGGACCGGCGTCCATCGGCCCCGCGAAGCGCGGGAATCGCCCAGGCAGTGATCGCCTTCGTCCGGAATAGGTGCGGCGCTGGCGACTCCACACGACTGAACAGGGCGCCAATGGCATCCACCTTTCTTGCCTTATGGGTGCTGTACTTCGCTACCAACGCTGCCCAGTCCAGGACGGAGAGCTGCTTGTGTAGTCGGGCATGCAGAAGACAGTCCATGTCCCTTTGCTCTTGAGGACTCAAGCCGTTGCCGCTGCGCGCCTCTGGGTAGCCGGCGGCATACAGTTTCTGCCAGGCCTGCTTGCTGGTGTTGTCGATGGTCTCGGCGGACAAGCAGCGGATAACTGCGCTCCGGGCGTCACGGTAGTAGCTCATGGTCAGTCTCCGGTGTAATGCGAGAAGCCGGCACCGCGGCGGTTGTTCTCTTGGGTCGATTGCGTCCGCTGCAGGGTGGCCAGCTGCTGTTCCAAGCGCAGAAGGCGATGACTCAGGGTGAAGACGAGTAGCTCGGCGGCCATTGCCTGGCCGGTGGCGTGGTCGACCCAGCCGGTACCCGCGCAGGTCGCACAGTCCCTCTCGTAGAAGACGCCTTGCGTGACGCCTCGCCCACGACAGGTCGCGCAACGCGAAATCGGCTGTATGCGCCTGGTTAGGTCAGGCCCGTGCTTGCGCATTCGCCCTCCTCAGGTCGATCTCGGCCTGGATGAGCTCGATCTCGCCGATGGCCAGCGACATCTCACGCTCGGCGCTCTCGACGCCAGCCCTGTTGTAGCTGCTACGGTCGATCCAGACGCGCGAGCGACTGCCCGGGCGCATCGTCGAGCGCCTGCCGCGGGCGTAACCCAGGCTTCTCGATGCCTTGGCGTGCTGCGCATACAACAGCGACTTGCGCTGGAGCAGCTGCTCAATGGTGGCGTTGGCCATGCGCTGGGCAGCCAGCGCGTTGATGGTGGCAATCAGTTCCTCGGCGTTATCTGGGGCCGCGGCCCGCGCTTCGTCGTGGTGGCAGAGAAAGACCACCAGCGAGTGGCCGAGAATCTGCCGGGCCAGGCGGGTCAGATCTTGTGATGAGTGATTCATTGGCAGACCTCGGTACAGGGTTGGCGCAGGTAGGCAGCGATTTGCGCGCGGGCGTCGCTCACGCCACGGCACACGATCGCTAGATAGCCCTGCTCGGTGAGTAGCTGCAGGGCAGCTTTCTGGCTCAGCGACACCGCCGCGTCGTGTGGCGGTGCCGCCTTGAATTCGATCCTCATGCCGTGCCAGCCGCCCCGCGGAATGTCGACGTTGATGTCGGGCATCCCGGCGCGCACGCCCTGGGACTTGAGCTTTCCGGCCGTGGCCTTGTGGCGGTGGCCGCCGTTGGGGACGTGGTAGATCAGCTTTGCCTCGCGTGGGTAGGCCAGGCCGATCCACGTGAACAGCGCAGCTTGCTCCATGCCCTCCCAGTCGGTCGGTTTCTTGCGGGCGCTGGGCTGGCGCGGAACAGTTGGGGCCTTGAAGGCGTAGACCTTGCCGCGGGTGCTATCGCGAGGCGTCTTCGACGAGGAGCTGCTCATGGCTGGCGGCCCTCGATATCGCCCAACCAGTCGCCGCCAGCGTGGTGAGCGCCAGGTTTCGGGGCCTTGGCCAACTGCCGCTCGCGGTCGTCGATGTAGGCCTCGGTGTGCATGCACTCGCAGGACATCCCAGTGCCGCGGCTGAAGCCTTGGTCGTAGGCGATGCGACGCTCTTCCAGCATCTCCTCTTCGGTGAACATGCTCATTCGACGTAGGCCTCCGGCCATATCAGGCGAACAGAGGCCAGGGCATCTGCGTGGGTGGATTCAGCGCCGACCATGGCGAAGGAGGCGGCACTGGGGAGCTGCACGGACCAGCACGGCCTCATGATCCGCCCTCCTGGTAGCGTCGGACGGCCTCCATCTGCTGCTCTACGCGAGCCCGCAGGTCCTCGGTGACACGCAGCACGCTCTCCCTGCGGCGCTGCTCCTTTGCCTGGCGCGCCTTGTTCAGGTCGTCGCGCAGCCCATCGAGCCTGGCCTTCACTTCCATCGAGGCGGCTGCGGCGTTGCCGGTGAGCAGCCCTGCGATCGCCAGGCCGTCGTTGCTCGGCGTGTCGAGCGCCAGGCGCAGCCGGTGTTCCTGCGCGACCTCCGCAGTGATGCGCCCCATCCGCTCGGCCAGCTCCACGGCCTCGAGGCGGCGCTGGGCGTCGTAGCCGGCCGATACCGACCAGGTCACCGGCATTGCCTCCACCCGGGCCTGTTGTACCAGGCGCTCGTAGGCAGCCAGGAAAGCCATCCGCGCACCGACCTTGTCGCCCACCCGCAGGATCGGCAGCGCCGCCGGCAGGGCCTGCTGGATCTCCTGGGTGAGCACCGCCGTGTCGAACTCGTCGGTGGCAGCCAGGGCGATCGACCAAGCTTCGTCCCGCCCTGGGCGGCCGTCGGCGGCTTCGATGCGCTGGATCACCGCGGCGAGGGTCAGCCTGCCGGTCAGCTCTCGCCGGCAGGCCTTGAGCGCTTCCCGGATCAGCTGCGCCGGGTAGACGGCCAGGTCCTCGGCCATCAGCGCAGCAGCACCGGCGCTGATCGTCTGCCCCAGGGTTTCGGCAGTGGCGCAGATAGCGCCGGCCAGTTGGGCTTGCTCGTCACAGGAAAGCATTGCGAACCTCCTTCGAGCGCAGCAGGTCAGCCGCCTCTTGCGCCGAGTTCAGGTTGGTTTGGGTGTTCTCGATCTGGCGAGCGGTCTGGCCGGTCATCTGCCGGTTGGTGGCCCACTGGGTTCGGTACGACTCGGCGTTCTGCAGCAGGCGGCCGAGGCCGTGCAGGTCCTGGACGACCCGGGCGTCGTTGACGTTGAGGTAGTACGCCACCACCCGAGGTGCTTCCTCGGCGCCCAGGCGATCGATCACCTGGCCGAGCTGGCCAGCAACCTTGGCGTTCCACACCGGCCACTGGCCATAGCGCTTGCGGTAGGCCATGGCGTAGTTGGCCCAGGCCTTGAACGTCTTGCAGGTCTGATCCTTCGGCCCGGGCATGTCGGCGGGGATGTCGCAGCGTGGTTGCTCGGCCAGCACCAGGGACTGTGGGGCGGGCTGGGGCGGCGCAGCGGACCCGGCCTGCAAATCCTGATTGGTATCCTGATCCCTGGTTACCTGATTACTGGTTTCATGATTTGTCGGAGATTTTTCCGACCCTCGACGGATTTTTTTCCGACCCTGCTCGGATTTTTTTCCGACCTCCCCCGGATTTTTTTCCGAGGAAGCTCGGATTTTTTTCCGGGGTGCGTCGGAAATTTTTCCGACCTCAGCGACATGAGAGGTCGGATATTTTTCCGAGCCATCCTGCTTGCGATTCCAGGACTGGCCCTTCCGGGTCAGGCGCACCAGGGTGATGGTCGCCGTGTGCGAGACCTCGATCAGGCCCAGGGCGTGCAGCTGCTTCAGCAACCGGTAGGCCGTGTCAGGCTTGTCGGTCAGGATCGGCAGCTCTTCGATGATCTTCGCCTTGCTCAGCGCGTAGAACTCGCCAGCATCGGTGCGCATCATTCGCGCCCAGGACGAGCATTCGTAGACGAAAGCGAACAGCAGAGCCTGCTGGGCGTTGAGCCCCCACTCCACCGACTTCGCCTGGTTGATCGTGATGGTGTACTGCATGATCAGTCCCGGCCTGGGGTACCCAAGCGCTCAAGGTCGTTCTCGATTCGCGCACTGGACGGAATCACAGCTATCCCGCGTGACTGACGGCACAAGGCCTGCGTGGGGATAATGTGTTCCATAGTCAGGAAGCCAGACGCGCAGCTTTCCGAGCACGCCTCACGGACTCCGCATACAGTGAGTCGATAGCAACGCCCACTGAGTAGCTAGGGTTGATGATCTGCTTCGAGCGAATGCGGAAGATCGTCGAAATGTCGCAGCCAGCACGCTTGGCAATGGCTTTGTAGGTCAGCCCCGCGTCGAACAACGCATCCAATTTCTGGGAGAGGTCAGTAATAGCACTCATGGCTTACTCCTGGATCGGTATGCACATGATCATGCACTAGTGCATAAACGTCAATGCACCTCTCTATTGAGTTATGCACCAGCCAAGGACAGCATTGCACCCATGCATAAGACAGTGGACAAAATCCTTCGCCATCTCATGGATCAACGAGGGATCAATCAGACCGAACTAGCGCGCCAGACTGGCCTCAATCAGTCGACGCTATCCCGCATCCTTGGGCCAAAGAACATAGCAAAAGGCATCAAGGAGCCCACCGACAAGCAGGTCAAGCCGCTAGCGGACTTCTTCGGAATCACCACTGACCAACTTCGTGGGCACTCTCCCCTCCCGGGCGATGATGAGCCAGCCTCAGAGGAGAAAGCACGGAAGCTTTCTGACCTCGTCAATGAGATGCTGCTGAAGCATGGTAAGGGTCTGCCAGAAGAAGCCCGGCAACGCATCCAGGCGGCAGCTGCGGACCAGTCTCCTGTCATCGCCGAGCGGGGCAACGTAATCACCGCCGACTTCTCCCGGCCTGGCGCGGTGGGCGACGAGATCCGCATCCCTCACTACGATGTGCGCGCGGCCATGGGCGGCGGCCAGATCCCGGCCGACTATGTCGAGCTACTGCAGGACGTTACCGTCAGCCAGGATCACCTGCGCCGCTTGGGCGTGGACTATGAAAGCCCGTATCACCTGAAGATGATTACCGGCTGGGGGCAGTCAATGACGCCGACGATCCAGGACAAGGATCCACTCCTGATCGACGTCAGCATTGATGAATACACCGGCGACGGAATCTACCTCTTCAATGAGGGTGAATACCTATTCATCAAGCGCCTGCAGCTGGCGGACGCCGAGCACTTCGAAGTGATCTCGGACAACGAAAAGCACAAAGATCGACAGGTTAGGAAGGAGGACATTTACATCCGCGGGCGCATCTTGCTGGTCTGGAACGCGCATCGCGTTTGACGCTGCAGACATATGGAATGCCTGAGCCACGGCAATCCTAATCTTTACTGCTGCCTTCGGCCCTTCCACTGCTTAACACAGCGATGGTTGTAGTAATTCCGATAGGGGCTGAACGGCAAAAATGCGTCTTTATATCGACGAAAATAGCATCTTCAAAAGAAATCGGATTAGTGCTGGCCTTAGTCGTCTATCCCGCTGTTCGATCTGCCGCTTACCAAAGGCTGGCGGCGTAGCGGTCTGAGAAATTTAAGCAGCGAATATTTCTACAGCTTTCCCTGTAGCAGAGTAATCTGCGAACTTTTTCAACCTACGGTAGAAAGCCAATAGTATTTTTACGCCCGCAAGATGGTTATTCGCCGAAAGCTCAAAAATGTGAGTTTTAAAATCCACCAGACCTAAACCCTCACAAAGATCACTCATTATTTTCTCGACTTCAGCAATTTGCTCCGGCGTCAAGTCAGGAATGTCTTCTTCCGACTGCGTCAACCAATCCTTATCACGAAGATAACTTCGAGCCTCATCATACGCTCTTCCAGCTGAGCTTTCGTTCGAATTGATATCTATAACTAGAGATTTTATAAGATCTGCCACATCAGACCTTAAAGAAAACTCTAAAAAACCCGGAGATGCATACTGCATCTTCGTGACCTTTACACTTTCATCTTTTTTGATGAAATCACTTAAGCTATTGAAAAAAGCTAGCGAACTACTCCCACCGCGCCATGGGTAGCGTTCGAAAATACTTTTAAGAGTTAAACTGACCTTGCTTTTGGTAAGTGCATAAGCAAATGAATAGGTATCCCTGACCAAGTCTGAAAACAAACTTAGATCAGCAACATCCCACCTACCATCTATAAGAATCTTTCTTTTATCTACTGCTGAAGAACGGGGAGTAGGAGTAGGATTAAAGAGGCGTGGCTCCGGGAGCATATCCTCTGGTATGACTTCCTCGTAAGTTTTCGCTACAAAGTCCTCGTCCACGTCTGCCCATGTGGATGCCTCGTATTTCGCCTTGTAACTACCATGTGTAATAAGGTATCGAAGGTCTATCTTCTGATCCAAGAATTCAGAGAGTATTTTCGGGCGCGGGCGGACGAAATAAAAGCTATAAGGCGATCCATCTTCCGGGTCATGATAATTTACACCGATAAATTCGCCGCCCTTTTCGTTTTTCGCACGAACGACTAGAGGCATTCCATAATTAAGGAGGACCTCGGTCACCTTAAATTTCATGGCAGCTCCTCCAGGCGACAGATAATCGCCGTATGATCGAAACCTGCATAAGGCCAAAAGTGGCAATGAGTTGGCTTATCGTTATGCCACACTCCGTAGTTAGGGTCATATCTGACCTCTACCGCATGGGTAAAGTTCTTCTTTTTCATCACGGGAAGCTTAACGGCAGCTACCGCCTGCTCAAACGTAGGCACTAACGAAATGGATGCGCCACTGCACTGGTCGCGAAATTTACGAGTGCTATCCTTCAACAATTCCGATTCGAAGTCTTTGGAAGTAACCAAAGACGAACTGAGCAGTCTCCAGAGAGTAGCCGTGGTGGGCTTTTCCACATCAAGGGGTGGGCACTGATCCGGAAGCTGCTCGTGGAATTGCGGCATACGACGCTCGCCTCTATCATCCATGATCGGCATAAATATCACCTATTGAAACCTTAAAACAAATAGCTTTTAGCTATACACCAGCTTCAATTATATACAGGCTGTACGTCCGTTTCTGCTGTTCATGCATACATGACAATTTGGAAAATGCAAGAGCCGCCACTCTGCATGGCTTTCCATACTGCTGCCTATTCATCTCTGCTTGTACGATGCAGCGGTACCGCTTGAGCTCCAAGCCTGCAGGCCTGCAAGCTCCAAATCGGCGCAAGCATGCCATCCCTCCCTTTCTTTCCCTTCTCCGAAGATCTGCGCGGCGTCTCCTGATCTGATGCGGGCGTCTTGATACTGCTCACGGCGCCCTGGGCTGTTCCGTTCAGCAGCCTAGTGGTTGATTTGTTCCACGCTCACCTCGCCCTCGTCGGTAACCTCTCGCGAATCCGGCTCCCACCGGATAGTCACGTTGCCATCACCCTCGAAAGTCACGTCCAGTTCAGCCGACTCCGCCAAGCATTCCAACACTAGCTCCCACACGTCATCCGGATCGGTATCGAGCTGATGCACTCTGACCCTTCGCTCCAGCTGAGCTTTGGGTGACTTGATCATGTTCGAAATGCGGATCGACAGGCGCTCCTGAGCGGACATTGTCGGTTTGGCGAGCGTAGACATACTATGACCTCCTTTGCGATAGAACTGTATAAATAAACAGTAAACCAAGCGAAGCGATGCCTCAAGGGTATATTTTGATAAAAATAATGCACCAGTGCATTGACCTATAAATTGCACTGGTGCATATTTTGTCCATGGCAGCGATAACTGTCAGCCAGTAGG